AGTTCAAGCACAAATTAACGAAAGAATAAATAGAGATGAAAGAGACGCTTTAACTGATCGAAATAGAAGTGTAGATTACGGAATAACTGGAGGGCCAACAAGAACAGACATAGATGTAGCAGATGGAGGAGCAGGAACAGGTGGAAGAAGTAAAATAGTTTGTACTATGATGAATGACTCTTATGGTTTTGGAAACTTTAGAAATAAAATTTGGTTAAAACACTCAAGAGATTTACCAAAAGAATACGAAGTAGGTTATCACACAATCTTTTTACCATTAGTTAAATTTTCAAAAGGCGAAGGCAAACTTAATAAAGTAGTTAAGAAAACTTTAGAACACATTGCAAGACATAGAACTTATGATCTTAAACAAGAGATGAAAGGCAAAACTCACTTATTAGGTCGAGCATACAGAAAAGTTCTCGAACCACTTTGCTTTATCACTGGAAAGATTAAGTTTGCTCTGGGAAGAGGATAATGGATAAGAACGATTTAGCCAGAATTTTATTTAACAAGTCATTTGATGAACTAGATGATTCTCAAAAGAAAACAGTTTTAAATTTTTCAATTAAAAAACCAGAGATAGGTACACCAATAAAGTATGATTCAAACATCGGTGCGATTGTAAATTCAAACACAGACCAACCCGCAACTCAGAATCAAATCTTAACTTTCGTTAAGGATAATCCATTAAAAGTTACAGCAGGCACATCACTTGCTTTCGCTGCAGAAGAAATACCTGGAGCTTACAGAACTGCTAGAGGAGTTGGTGAAACAGGACCTTTACCAAAAGGTAGAGGTAAAGTTAGATCTGCATTAGGTATTACTGGAGCATTAAAACCAGTGTTAACTACAATTGGTACGCCAGCTATGACCGCTTTACTAGAGGTGCCCTTCGCTGCAAAAAGATTAGAAGAAGGTGAGAGTGCCACAGACATATTAACAGATCCACTAGGACCTGCTTTAGGTGTTGCATTTATGGAACCATTTTCTAGAGGTGCAGGTGTAATTAGAGATGCACCAAAAAGAACGATGGCACAAGGTTTACGAAATTATTTTAATCTGAGCAATGTAGGACAGGCCAGACCTGGATTAACTAGTAAAGCTTTGAGACTTGGTATGAGTCCAAGAATGATTGCAGGTGCCTCTAGATTTTTAGGCATTCCTGGGTTATTATTAGGAGCTGGATTATCTGGCTATGATGCGTACAAAAATTATCAAAATCAGGAGGGGTTCTTATACAACTTATTTAATAAATGAGCAGTGGTTTTTTAAAAGCTTTGGGAGTATTGGCTAAAAGTCCAAGTTTAAATAGATACTTAAATATTCTTAAACCTGCAGAGGAAGGTGTATCTAAAGGCATGGATTATTTCAACAACGCTGTTAAAAAAGTTGTTGATGAAGGAGATGAGATAGAAAAAACTTTAGATACTAAAAAATATGTTCACCCAGATAGACCTGATATTTTTGTGGAGATCGATGTCAACACAGGAAATGTAAATGTAGGTTTACTAGACGAAGAGGCTGGGGCTTTTGCTTACTCAGATTTAGAATTAGATCCTCGTAGTGCAGATGTTCAAGAGAAAGCCAAACTTATGAAAGAGATGGGTAAGAGTAAAGGCAAAGGTAAGAGAGCTAGAATGATAGAAATAGCAAATAGAATATTGAGAGATAAAAAAGTTGACGGTGGAAGAGTTGGTATGTTCATGGGAGGCTCACTTCCAAAAGGTGCTGGCCTACTTAGACAGATGATAAAAATGGCAGCTAAAGAAAAAGGTTTAGAAAAACCTTCTGAAATGTTGAGCAGGTTTAATCCTAAAAAAGCAGATAGACTTTTAGATGATCCCAACATATTTTTAAAAGCAGATATCGAAGAAGGCATCATGGCGACTGATAAGATAAAAGATTTTAAAAACACGGCGCAGTCCGTAAGAGTAGATATAGTATCTTATTTATTAAAGATGGCTAAAGATTTAAGACGTATGAATCTTACTACCAGAGAACAAACTAATGCAATGATTGAAGCAGCAGTTAAAATGGGGATGGACAGAAAACAAGCAGAATTTTTATCAAAGGGTCTTGCAAAGGCTGCAGAAACTGGTGCTGGCTTTCCGCGTAATGCACCTGAACCAACTGAACGAGGAATTTTAGAATTAGAAACAATTCTTAAAAATTTAAAAACAGGCGGCAAATCTCCAAGATCTTTAAATGCAGATGGTGGTTATGTTGGATTAAAGGATGGTGGAGAGGTGAGTTTGACAGTAATAGAAATACCTGATATCAGTGGGTCGGGTGTTGAAACTTTATTCAAAAAAAGATAGGATAACAAATGGCCGAGATTGACAAACCATTACCAAATACAAATCAAACACAAGTTCCAAAAGAAGAGATAATAGAGGTTGAAAAAACAAAGGCAGCTGAAGTTATCGATACCCCGACAGGACCTGTTGAGGTATCCATGGATGAAGAAGGTGGAGCAGAAGTATCTTTTGATCCTACAGCAGTAGATCCAATACAGGATCATTTTGCAAATCTTGCAGAGAGTCTAGGTGATGAGATTCTAGAACCTCTTGGTGCAAAAATGGTGGATCAATATAATGAATACAAAGAGTCTCGTGGTGATTGGGAAGATACATATCGAAACGGACTGGAACTATTAGGATTTAAATATGAAAGACGAACTGAACCCTTTAGAGGTGCGAGTGGTGTCAATCACCCTGTGCTTGCTGAAGCTGTTACGCAATTTCAAGCGCAAGCTTATAAAGAATTACTCCCGTCTGACGGACCAGTAAGAACTCAGATCTTGGGCGACGTTAATGTTCCAAAAGAGGAGCAGGCTAAACGTGTAAAAGATTTTATGAATTATCAGATCATGGATCAGATGAAAGAATATGAACCAGAGTTTGATCAAATGTTATTCTATCTCCCTCTCTCCGGCTCTACTTTTAAGAAAGTCTATTACGACGATATTATTGGTAGAGCCGTGTCAAAGTTTGTGCCGGCGGATGACCTGATCGTGCCATACTCTGCAAACTCATTAGAGGATGCAGAAGCTGTGATACACGTCATAAAAATATCAGAGAATGAATTAAGAAAACAACAGGTCGCTGGTTTTTATAGAGATATAGAATTAGGAGATCCACCAGTTACAGAGAATCAACTAGAGGATAAAAAATTACAACTAGAGGGAATATCAAAAGATGGCCAGGAGGATCAATATGTTCTTTATGAGATACACACAAATCTAGATCTTGATGGTTACGAGGATGTGGATGCAAGTGGAAACGAGACGGGAATAAAACTCCCATATGTTATAACTGTATCTCAAGCAGGTAACAAAGTTTTATCTATTAGAAGAAATTACAAAGCTGAAGATCCAAAGAAAAATAAAATAAATTATTTTGTACAATTTAAATTTTTACCAGGCACAGGTTTTTATGGGTTTGGTCTGATTCACATGATAGGTGGATTGACAAGAACTGCAACGGCAGCTCTTAGACAATTATTAGATGCGGGAACTTTAGCTAATCTACCAGCTGGATTTAAATCTAGAGGTATTAGAGTCAGAGATGATGCACAACCATTACAACCTGGAGAATTCAGAGATGTGGATGCACCTGGTGGTAATATCAAAGATCAGTTTATGACTCTGCCATTCAAAGGACCAGATGCAACCCTATTACAATTGATGGGTGTTGTGGTATCAGCAGGTCAAAGATTTGCAGCGATCTCGGACATGCAAGTGGGAGATATGAACCAACAAGCTGCGGTTGGGACTACCGTCGCTCTTCTCGAAAGAGGCTCACGAGTCATGTCCGCGATTCACAAAAGATTATATGTTGGTTTAAAACAAGAATTCAAATTACTAGCAGAGGTATTTAAAACATATCTGCCACCGGTGTATCCTTATGATGTGCCAGGTGCAAGACGAGAGATTAAAGTACAAGACTTTGACGACAGAGTAGATATACTTCCTGTTGCAGATCCAAACATATTCTCGCAGACTCAGAGAATCAGTTTGGCACAAAGTCAATTACAACTAGCGCAATCAAATCCTCAGATACATAATCTGTATCAAGCGTATAGATCTATGTATGACGCGCTAGGTGTGAAAAACGTAAATGCAATATTACCACCGCCTGCACAACCAGTGCCGATGGATCCTGCATTAGAGCATATCATGGCTATGTCACAAAAACCTTTTCAGGCTTTTCCTGGTCAGGACCACAAAGCTCACATCGATGCACACTTAAACTTTATGAGATTAAATATGGTACAAAATAATCCTATAGTTATGGCTGCAAT